GTTCTCAACCCGAACCTCGCGGTTCGGGCTGTGCAGTAAGGGGAGGGGCTAACGCCCCTCTCTTTTTTGTATCGAGGCGGTGACGGAATGGATTACGTAAAAATCAAATTCAAGGGTGGATGGGCGCTGCTCGCAGCATCCGAGTTCGACGCGAAAAAGTACGAGTTGTACACGGAACCGGAGCCTGCGCCTGCGCCTGCGCCTGCGCCAAAAGAAGTAGAACCTCCCGAGGAGGTGAAGCGGGATGAGCCTCGTAGTGGAGGACGGAAGCGGCAAGTCAAACGCTAACTCTTATGTGACGCTGGAAAGCTGCGACGAGTACCACGCGAGCATGGGTAACAGCGCGTGGGTCGTGGACGACGAGGACGCGGACAACATTGCGGCGCGTGAAACGGCGATCCGCAAGGCGACGGCGTTCATCGACAGGAAGTACAACGGGCGTTTTCTGGGGCGACGGCAGGGAACGTCTCAGGCGCTCATGTGGCCTCGCTGGAACGCCATCGATGAGGACGGATTCGTTATTGAGGACGTCCCGGACGCGGTGAAATACGCGACCTGCGAGGCGGCTCTGCGAGCCTTCCAAGGCATGGACCTTATGCCTGACATGGAGCGGGGCGGCCAAATCATACAGGAGACCATCGGTCCCATTTCGACCACCTATGCGGCGGGTGCTCCTGCAGGAACGCGATACGACATGATCGAAGGGCTTCTTCGCTCGTGCCTCTCCGGAGGCGGGCTGCGGATGGTCCGGGCATGAAGGGAGTGATGATATGAAGCTGGCATTCAGAGGAGCGCTCACGGAACCGTTCGCGGTGAGCGGCGACAAAATAGGCGTCATTGTTCCGACCGGATGGAGTGCGGCGGACATGACGTTTCAGGTATCGCACGACCGAGTCTCTTTTTTCGACCTCTACGGGTATGACGGGAGTGCGGTGACGGAAGCGACATCGACCGTCACGGCAAATACCGCTATTTCTCTGGCAGGAATAGCGGAGCATCTCGCCCCGTTCCAATGGGCGCGGATTCGTTCGGGCGTGGCTGCAACGCCTGTTAATCAGGGCGCGGTAGCCGCTGCAAGGGTATTCACGTTCGGCACCGGGAAAACGCTCACGGTCACAAGCGGCGTGGAAGGGATGATCGGAAACGAGCTTTCCTTCTCTTTCGAGACGAACAAGAAAGACGATTTGGAGCTTGCCGTCTCTGGGACGCACACGACAATCAAGCTCGCGTCGGATACATCCTTGAAAAACAGCGCGGCGTCGATTGAAGCGTTGATACAAGCGGCGACCATAAGCGATATTGACGTCACGACGCTGACCGTCGCGGAGAGCCAAGGGTATGCGGCGGCGCGTCCTGCGGCGACGAAGGCCGTGGCGGTGTATCAATTCCTCGACGAAGAAGAAACGTCCCTCGGAACGCTGACGTTCACCGCTGGAATAGGCGGTGCGGGAGGGAATTTCATATCTGAAATATCCTGGGGAACGAATGACACGGACGAGCTTGCCGTCTCGATAAACGACCTTGGGAAGCTGGAAATTATGCTTGCTCCAACGACGGCGAGCAGCAACGCGGCCGCGGCGATTGAAAGCGCGATACAGGCGCTGACCGATACGCCGTTCGACGAGTTTTTAGCGGCGCTTACGGTTGACGGTGATGCTACATGGGACGACGCCCCCGCAACTGGATTCACTGCTGTCGGCAGCCTTACCGAGGGCGCGACGGAGGGAGCCGACATAACGGTACCGGAAGGCGGGAATCTCTACGGAGGGGACCGCTTTGAGATTGAGCTGACGATCCGATGAACTGGCAAGCGAAGGCGGACAAGGCCGCCGCGTCCATTCGGAAAGTTGGCTTCGATGTGACGCTGATCCGTACTGCGGTGGAGGCGACGGGCAGTCCCTGGGATCCGGCGCCCCGGGCGGAGGAGACCTTTCCGGGAAAGGGGCTGATTCTGTCCCACGCGTTCAGGTTTGTGGACGGCGCCCCGGTCAGAACGGGAGATCTGAAACTCATGCTTTCGCCGAAGATCGATACCGTCCCTGCCGCAGGGGATCTTCTCGAAGTGAAGGGCACCCGGTACACGGTGCTGGATGTCGCTCCCCTGCAGCCGGGGGGCGAGGTGCTCTATTACGAGCTGCTGCTGAAGAGGTGATTTTCGTGGCCGATGCGAAGCGGTTCTCCCTGGAGCTCCGGGAGTGGGGGAAGAAGCTCACGACGGAGCAGGCTCCGCTGTTTGTCCGAAAGATCGCCCTGGATCTTCTCCGGAAGGTGACTCTGAAAAGCCCGGTAGATACAGGGCGCTTCCGGGCGAACTGGATGACGGGGATCGGCGCCGCCGACGAGAGCACCATCGACGAGCCGACCTCCAAGCGGGGGGAAAAGTACAAAAACGACGCGGTTTCCCGGGGAAGCCGGGTGCTCGGCGGCTACCGGGACATCGCGCAGGGGGCGGTGCACGTCTCGAACAATCTCCCTTATGCCTCCCCCCTTGAGAACGGCCATTCCGGTCAGGCGCCCCTGGGAATTCTCGGGATCTCCGTGGAGGAGATCAACGCGGCGCTGAAGAGGAAGAGGTGAGGCCGTGTCGTATCAGCAGTGCTTCGAGCGGCTGGCGAATCATTTCCTCAATCGGTGGGAGCTGTACAACAGCGACGTCCCTGTGGCCTGGGGGAATACGCCCTTTACTCCACCCGCTCCGCCTTCCCCATGGGTGCGGTTCTCGGTCATTCCCGGGGAGGCGGACTATATCTCCGCAGGGGCTCCGGGCAGGAATATCGTCCGCCATGCGGGGCTGATAACGGTACAGGTCTTCGTTCCCCTCGGGGACGGAGACGGAAGGCTTTGCAGCCTAGTGGACGACGTTATCCCCATATTCCAGGGGGAGCGGGTGGGAGAAAACGTCTGGTGCGGCGCGGCCTATGCGGTGGCCCTGGGGGAGAGCCTTTCACCGGGCTGGCTCCAGGCGAATGTGAACGTCCCGTTCCACAGGGACGAGATTGGATAAGGAGGTGCGGCTATGGGACTGATCAGCGCAAGCCTGGAACAGCTTGCCATGGTGGGGGAAACAACGTGGGGCACGATCCCGGCGACTCCGGGATTCCAGATCCTGCGGTTCGTGCCCCCGGCCACGTTCAACGGGAACGTGGAGACAGTCAAATCCGGAGAAAAACGGGGCGACCGCAATCCTACAGATTCCATCAAGGTTGGGAGCGGAGCGACGGGATCACTCAACTTCGAGCTTTCCTATGGGACGTATGATGCCCTGCTGGCGGCGGTGCTCTGCAACGACTGGAGCAACGACGTGCTGAAAAACGGCGTGGCGATGAAGTCCTTCGCCTTCGAGCGGAAAATCCCCACGGGGTCGAGCACGGCGGATTACTACCGGTATACGGGAATGCGGCTCAACGGCTTCAGCCTGGCCTGCCGGGCGAAGGAGATCGTCACCGGGTCCTTCGACCTTATGGGGAAGGCGGAGGCCTACGCCGACGCGGCCCTTGCCGGGGCGACCTACGCGGACCCGACGACGACCGGAGTGATCAACGCGGCGAGCGATTTCGCGAGCCTGAATCTCGGGAGCGTCGCGGGAGTCCACATTCTGTCACTGGACATGAACGTGGAGAACGGTCTCGCGTCCCATTACGCGGTGGGATCGCTCGACCCCCTCGGCGTAACCTTCGGTGACTTTGCCGTGAGCGGGAACATGGAGGTCTACTACGAGAGCAAGGACGTGTACAAGAAATTCCTTGATGGTGCGGCGGTAGACCTGTCCTTCACCCTGGGCTCGGTGAAGGGTGAGAAGTACACCTTCGAGGTGCCCCGTCTCAAGTTCACAAGCGGAGACATGCCCCTTGCGGGCGGGGACGAGCCCATCAAGATCACCCTCGGGTGGGAGGGGCTCTACGATGAAACAGCCGAATGCGCTCTGATGGTTACGAGAGGAGTGGCGTAATGGGAAGCCCATACACGTTTTTTCAGACGGATACGAACCTTGAGAAGGATGGAATCGTCGTCGATTACGGCGATTTCCGTTTCCGGATCGCAAGAGCGGGTGGCGCGAACACGAAATTTCTGAAAACCCTTGCGGCCCGGATCCGCCCCTTCCGGCGGGCCATAGACGCGGGAGCGATCACGGATGCTGACGCGGATAAGATCCTCCACGGAGTGTTCGTGGATTCCGTCCTGCTCGGATGGGAAGACGTGACGGACGAGAATGGGAACCCCCTGGAGTTTACGAGGGAAAACGCCCTCAAGCTCTTTTCCGATCTTCCTGATCTCTTCCGGGATCTCCAGCAGCAGGCCTCCGTGGTGGCGAACTTCCGCCGGGAGGACCTCGAGGACACCATAAAAAACTGACGGAGGCTCTCCGCTGGTATTTGCAGTGGGGGGCTTCCCTCTCCGCCCTTGAGGACCTGGCTCTGAAGGGGCACCGTATTGGTGCCCTCGACGGGAGGCCGGAGGTGGAGGACCACAACCTGTTTTACTGGAACGCCTTTTCTCTACTCACCGGCTCCAGGGAAGCAGGATTTTCCCTTGGGTACATTCCCCTCTCGGAGATCGAGGCCTTCTGCCGTTTGGCGGGGATAGAGGACGTGGAGGAACGGATGGAGTTCGTCTCCGTCATTCAGGCCATGGACAGGGAGTTCGTTGAATTTCACAGGAAGAAGGGGGGGACGAAGAATGCCCGTGCTTGAGGCGGTCATTGACCCGTCGGGTGCCGTGAGCGGAGCCCGGGTGGTGAATAGGAGCCTGGATCAGATCGGAAACGCTGCCCAGAGGATGGAGGGAACGCTGAAAGGGGCCGTTGGGATGTTGAAGGGGCTCCTGCTGTCGGTAGCCGCAGGCCTCGGAATCAAGGAAATGGCCTCAGGTTTCCTGCAGTCCGCCGTTTCCATCCAGAACTATCAGACCTCCCTGAGAGCCGTCGTGGAGAGCGCTGAAGAAGCGAAAAAGACGTTTGCGGACATCAACGAATGGGCCGCCCTGAATCCCGTGAATACTGACGACGCTATCAATGCCTTCGTCATGCTCAAAACGGCGGCAGTGGACAACACCAAGGAGGCCGTCATGGCGGCGGCGGACCTTGCCGTGGTAACCCGGTCCTCCATTACGGATGTGTCGTCGGCCATCATTTCCCAGAACGCACTCCAGCTTAGGCGGTTGGGAATTCAGATCGACCGGACGTGTAAAGAGGCGATCGTCCGGTCCGGAAAAGTCCGTCTCGCCGTGGAAAACGACGTGGACGCGATCCGGGCCGGAATCGTGAAGGTCATCCAGCAAAATTACGGCGGGATGATGAAGCAGGCGGAAAACAACTGGTCCGCCGTAATCGACACCATGAGCGGCATGTGGGACGTGTTCAAACAGAAGGTCATGGGGGATGCCGGAACTGGCGGTCCCTTTGACGTTCTGCTTGGAGCGATTCAGAAGGTCCGCGACAAGTGGGACGCGAGGATGCGAAGCCCCGACTACGGGAGGACCATCTCCGGAATTCAGAGCATCGTTACTCCCGTTCTGCAAGG